CGTTACTTCCTTGATTGCTACTTCATCCTGTGACAGATACGCCGCCACCCTAAACTCTAGCTGAGCGAAGTCAGCCTCCATGATCTTGCCTCCTGCAAATCTGGACTTGAACACCCGTTTTACAGGAAACGTACCACCACGTGGCATGTTCTGCATGTTAGGGTCACGCCCTGAGAACCTGCCAGTGGATGTCATGTGCTGTGTCAGACGGACATGAAGACGGTTATCGCCCTTGAGAAAAGTGCTGATACCATCAACGAAGCTAGAAAGATAGCTATCCAAAGCAGATAATCTGCGAATTTTAGATAGAAAATCTGCCGCTTCATCCATCCCTTTACCGTGTGCAACACGCTCTAAGAACTCCAAGTTTCCTTTCGATGTGCTAAATCCATTAGCACTGTGCCACTTCGCATTCGGTGGTGAGAACTTCAAGCCTGCCAGTTGGTTCAGGTCTTTCAGTACATATCCTCTGCCTACACAAGTTGAACAGCGAGTAGACTTCTTAAAAAGATTACCATCTTTCTTCACTTTAAAGAAGCTTCCTTTGCCATCACACTCTGTGCACTTCTCAGCTTTAGTCTTACGTACAGGATTAGATGACTCATTGACGAATCGTTTAAAGTCTTTAGGACTCATGTATGGATCAGCATCACTAGCCCACTGCGTCTTATTCTTCGGCTTCCGAGAGTACACAATCCATGACAGTTGTTCTGGTGAGTTCAAGTTGATTGGTGTATCACCCATCAGTTGCTTTACCTGTACCTGTAGATCATTCTGTATCTGTGTACGTTCATTCTCGAACTGGGTACGCACCTCTTCGAGTGCGTCCCTGTCAACAGTGAAACCGTTACGGTAGATGTTGGCGAGTACCATGCATGTATCCATGGTCAGGTCAATGACACCGGAAAGTGCACGATTAATATCGTCTCGCATGTCTAACGCCTGTTCATAGTACAAGGACATGGTCGTACGTAAGTCAGCGTACAGGTACTCCTTTAACTCCTCGTATGGAATCTCACTGATCTGATAGCCCTGCTTCATGTACTCCTTCAAAGTGTCCTGCTTTTTAAACTGCAGATTTCTGCGCTCAGCGACAGCCTCCAATGATAGAGGTTCTTTCTGTCCCCGCTGAAGGACATACTCAGCGAGCATCGTATCCCATATCTTACCTTCGTACTTAAAGCCTGTCTCCCACAACCACATGAGATCATGCGGTGCGTTATGTGCAATCAGGAGCGTTGTCTCATCGAGCAACGCTTGGATCTCATCACAGTCACGCTTACGATATTCGTACTTACAATCATATTCTTTGTGGTCAAAGGTGTAATGCTTAGGCTCACCCTCTTCGGGGTACACACCTACCATCACAAGGCTGTTCGTAGGTTCAAAGGGATCAAGATGTAGTTTGCCATCACGCTTGATGACTGTGTTCTCTACGTCAAGAACTAACTTCATAACTCAATCTTCTCCGTCAATCCGAGAGGTATCTGAAAAAACATCTCTCCTGAATATACATATCTGTTCGGCACTTCGACAGGCTCAAGATCCTGTATGTCGTAGCTCCAGAATGATACGGCATGTGAGCCGAGGGCATTCCATATAAAGAACTGAGTCGGTGGCTCGAAGAACTTACGCTTACGCTCAGGTAGTTGTACCGTAGGGTATGGGAAATCAATCCCCTCCCATACGAGTTTCATCTCGCACTCAACAAGATGATTGTTCCCATCTTTATGTACGATCAGATCCTGTGCATATCTGTCTGGGTGTTCTTCAACTGTGTAACCAATCGACTCGAAGTATTCCGTGGTGCAATCACGTGCTTTCTGATCACACTCTTTATAGAGTTTGTGATCGAACTTCTTGCGTACTGTCATGCTTCGTACCTACCAATGTGATAGTTTAACTGGCATGTCAGAATACCATGCCAACCTGTAAGCTTGTTCTTAGCAATGTTAATGTGACGCTCGTAGTCCTGTTCCTCTTCTCCTTCGACAGGACGGTTCTTGCTGATCAGCAACATGAGGTCAGCCTCAGATGCCTTACCAGTCTTACTGCCTTCCATCATGGATTGATCAAGCACGATCTTGTTCTCAGCATCAGCAGATAACTGAGACATATAGAAGAGAGCACAGCCGTACTCCTTAGCTATCTGACGAGCATGGATAGCACACGCTTTGAGTGCCTCATGTTGAGTAGTGAATCCACTACCTGCGAACTTATCGCCCATGTCTAGCACGACAATGTCAGGCTTGTATGTTTTACACACAGCCTCAACCCAATGCATGTCCTTGCCGGTCACATCTTTAATTACAATGTTATCACGTACACGTGCGTATCTTTGCTGTGCCATCCGGGGGTTCTTACGAACCTCCGCTATGTGCATACCACTAGCCGCTGTCAGGTAGCGGCGAGCAACACGGTGTGTCGCCTCTTCGTTACATAAGATAATGCACTTCGCCCCTTGCTCAGCAAATCCATTTGGCCCTGCGATTAATGACGCATGGAAAGAAGTCTTACCTGTGTTAGGTCTTGCACCTCCAATGATCAGGTGCCCTGCGTTCACACCAGCTACCCTGTCAGCGAGAGGTGGTAGGTTAAATACCCACTTCGCTTCCTCATCATCCTTGGCGAGGATGTTCTCAATACTAATGTCATCCCACTCGACACTGATGTCAGGGATGAAATCATCACGATAGTTATCAAGCATGTGACGTAACGGCTCAAGTGAATCGTTTGTACCGTTCACATACTGCCAACCGATGTTGGCTATCTCCTCACCTAAGTAATGCCGATAGAGCGAGGATAGAATATCCTGAGCGACATCCTGTCCTACATCAATTTCCTTACGCATCTTACTGAATGTCATCTGGTATTGATGTTCTTGTGCTGTGGTCATGGACGGATCAGATGCAAAGAAGAGACCTTCGATTTCATCTACGGTCAAGTCACGATTGTACTTGCGCATCGCCTCATCGATCATGGTCTTGATCTTTGCATTGTCTTTACTGAAAAGCTTTGAGGGTATCGTTGCCCCTCGATACTCAGTATAAAATTCTTTATTTAGTAGACTCTTCAGTATGGGTAGTTCCATTCTTATCTCCGCCAAAGATTCTGTCCCAGTTATCACGATACGCTTTGCTTGGAACTTTAGTTACAATTTCTTTTGGTTTCTCACGACTGTTGATCCAGTCCTGATTGCGCTCATTCATTGAGTCACGCCAATGTTTAGTCATTGGTTTTTCTCCCAGTAAAACGACTGCACTGAACCACGCCTTAAATCATGTTGTGATACAGGTTCGCCATTATCTATCTTAACAAGATTCCTAAAGTTTTTAAGTGCTTGTTTGTATTCTGAATCGACCCTGTGCCTACGAGTAGCCCAAGGCGATACACCAAGCTCATCTCTGCGTTCAATAATCTCTTTGCATGAAAGTCCTAAAACTTCTTTTGCGTAAAGTATTGCCTTGTCCCGGAAGTACAACCGAGAAAACAATTCATTGAAATATATTTCATCTTCTACGTCAGTCATTGAGTCCCTCCTTATCATCCCACCACTCAACTGATTCAAAGTCGAATGGCTCATGGTCTACAGTGTACTCATCTAAGATCATGTCAACAGATTCAATACGTCTGCTAATCTCAAATGCATCCTGCTCAAGATCACCATGCACATAGATATTTCTTGACGCACCATCCTTCACAGATAGGTAGTCATCTATTCTGCGTTCACGAAACTCACGTAGCTCCGCTATAAGTACGCTGTCTAACAATTCACTCAGTGTATCTCGCAAACTGTTTTCATCGACTTCAATCTCACTCAAGAAATCAATTAGTTTCATTACACTCTCCTTTAATACCAACCCATTGCACGGCCAAAGCCGAACACGTTAATGCATACGAAGTACGATGTGAGTAATAAGACCCATGCCGCACCTCTACGGTAGCTAGCATACACCTGTGCGATGACACCCACAAACGAAACTGGGTACACCACCCTCATATCAGGTGCATTGGCATTGATTGCTAGGTACATGCTTGCCGCTACTGTGAACAGGAAGCCTACCAGTTCAAGCCAGAAGGCTTTGCGATCACTTCTGTAGCTGTTCACCCAGAACCCAATGATCTTGTTCATTCCT